ACTCATCGAGACAACCAGGCTCCCACCGGTTTCGCTAGCCGACATCTGGTCGGTCGTCACGCCGACCAGGTTCCGCGACTTGTAGAGGATCAATTTCCCGTTACCGACGAGTTGCCGGAGCGCGTTGGTGTGCCTGTCGTTCAACGCGATGAGCGCGTCGATGTAGACGCGGCGCAGTTGCACGGTCGTCCCACCCTTCTGCCCGCCGCTCGTCGTCTCTCTGACCTTCTCGTCTTGCCACAGGATGTGCGTCGGCACTCGCACGCGGGCGCCGATGGCCCATATGCGCGGCGCGCCCGGCTCGTTCGTTCCGACAGGGAGTTCGAGCAACCGAGGCGCCTTAGCCGCCTGCCTGCCCTTCCCTGCAAGCGCGGGAGCGATGACTGCCACGTCGACGTAGGCCGCCACGATGCCGGCGATCCACCCGATGTACGGGACGGACGCGAACACGCCCGCGTTGGATGCGATCCCGACGCCAGCGGAGGCCACCTAGACGACCCCCCGGATCGCCCAGCGGCGGAACGTCGAGTCGGGCCAGACCACCCGCCGGACGCAGCGACCCTTCGCCCAGGCGTGCACCACGATCGGCTGCCCGCAGCTGTTCGCCCCCACCGGGACGACGACGTGACGCATCTGCCGACCGAACGGCACTTGCCAGATGTGCCCGCCGGCCTCGACCGGATCGCAGAATTGCGATAGCCCGCGCTCGAGGTCGTCCGCGCTCGGCGTGTAGCCGTAGGAGATCGTCGGGGCCATCTCCATCCCGCAGAGCACGCACGCGGCCCACGGCAGCCCCACGCAGTCGAGCGCGCGCCCGGGCTGGCGACCAAGGTGGGCGATCGGCGTCCCGACACACGACAGCACCGCGGCGATGAAATCGGCGTGTGTCGGCATCATGCCTCGTCGACTGGTTCGACGACCTCCGACGCGCTCGGCGCGTACGGGTCGCCTCCGTGGTTCAAAACGTTGTTGAACTTGTCCTTGCAAGTCGTGCGCAGCCCGTCACAGCCCGCTGTGACTTTGGCCGTGTCGCCTGCCTGGATCGGCTTCGCCGTCGGGAACAGCAGCGAGCACTCCCTTGTGCTGTCGACGTATCCGACGATCGCGCTGACGTTGCCGGCGTTGTCGCCAGTCAGCCACTCGATGGAACCGTCGCGGAAGAAGTCGTTGGCGTACGACGTTGCGCCCCAGCTCGCAGCCGTGAACGTCAGCACGCGGCGATCGTCGGTGACCGTGTCGACCGTGACGCTCGCCTTGGTGAACGGCGTGAGGTTTACCTTGCATGTGTCCGGATCGCCGAGCTCGTAGACGCAGGTCGGAGACCACGTCCCGCCGAACCTTCCGCCGGTCGGGCGCGTGAGGCCCTGCGTCCGCCCCTCGATGGTGCCGACGAAGGTCGACCCGTCGCGCACGACAGAGCGGATCCACTTGCGGTGCTTCGCGTAGAGCATCCACGGGAACCGCCAGTCCACGATCCAGATCGAGACCTCGGCGCCGCGGTAGCGGTTCGCCTCGAGGTCCGGGATGGTGATCACTGACCCGTCGATGACGCCGCGGACCTCCTGGTTGCCGGCCCGCAGCGCCGCCTCGCGCCGATCGGCGGACATGGCGCCGAGCAGGATCGGCTGGAACGAGTCGCCATCGACCGTCAGCGTCCGGTCGTGGTCCGTGATCCGGATCGTGACACTGTCCTGCCGCTTCACCGTGATGCAGTGGCACAGACTCTTCCCGCGGCAGTAGCGCAGGAACTCGACGGCGGCGCCCGGTCGCGTCGTCACAGCGTCGTCTCCGCGCCGAGGATCGTGCCGGCGACCGTCTTGGTCAGCGTGAAGCCGGTGTAGACCTGGATCGCGTCGCCGGCGGTGCCGGGGATCGACGAGGTCGACGACGTCGTGAGGCCGGCAGTCCCGGGGCCGCCGCCGTTGCCGGCGATGAACGGCGTCGTGGTGCCGTAGACGCCGTGGCCGCCGATGCCGCCCTGGATCAGCGAGCCGACGCCGCCTGCGATGCCGTTCGCTCCGCCATCGCCGGTGCCGCCATCGCCGCCGCGACCACCCGGTCGGCCGGCGCCGCCGCCGCCTCCCTGACCGCCGTACGGCCCGTCGTGCGCTGTGGCTGCACCTCCACCGCCACCGCCCATGATCGTGCCGTTGTTGACCAGCGTCGTGTTGGCGCGGATCCACATGCCGATCCCGCCGGGGCCGCCGTTCTGCGCGAGCAGCCCGACCTTGTCGCCGCCTCGTCCCCCGTCTCCGCCCTTGCCCGCGATGTAGCTGCCGAGGCCGATGTTCAGGTGGACGATCGACCCGGCCGGCCAGGCTCCCGTGTAGAACGCCGGCACGTACGGGTTGTCGCTCCCGATCACCCCGTTGACGTTGCACGTCACGTACGCGACGGAGACCCCGTCATAGTCGAGGTTCGCGTCGACGTAGTCGCGCAGGTTGTACTGCTGCGTCGTGCCGACCTCGACCGTGAACGCGACGAGGCCAGGAGGCTCGCCAACAGCCCCGACGACGGCGCCGGAGAACGTCCGCATCGTCCAGATACCTTCGACGCTGTCCGTGTTGACGCAGTAGACGTGCGCCACCGCGTTCGCCGGGATCGTGCCGATCGTCGTCCCCAGGACCCCTTTGACCGTCAGCGTGCTGCCGCCGCCGTTGATGTTCGCGATCGTGAACGACGGGATGCCGCCCATCCTGCAGTAGACCGCCACAGGCAGGGTCACGTTGACCGAGCCCGACGGGCGCAGCACGTAGAACCGGACGCAGCCCGGGTAGCCGGCCGGCAGGCGCAGCGCGTAGTCGCCACCGATCGCGGTGTCGATCACGTCGCCGAACTGCTCCTGCATGGCCGTGCGCGCCATCAGTAGAGGATCCAGTCGGCGTTGCCGGACGAGTCGCGCGTGAGCCCGATGTGCTTGACCGCGCCGCCGCTGCCGAACGCTGACCCGAGCGTGGTGCCGTCGACGTAGCGGACCTGCACCGTGCTCGTCGAAGCGACGGGAATGCTGATCGTGAAGATGCGGTCGCCCGACGGGATGCGCGCGGTCGACGGCAGGTTGACGTTGATCGGCGTCGTCGGCGTGAGGTGCTGCAGCGCGCCGTCGGCGAGCGTAAGCGAGATGTCGTAGCCGATGCTGCCCCAGTTGGTCCCGCCACCGGGGTGCCAGCGTTCGGGCAGTTCGACCTCGTTCAGCACCTCGACGCAATCGAGGACCGGCAGCGACCAGACCTGGAAGGCATCGGCCTGCAGCTGTGCCCACTGGTCGAAGTCGGCCGAGAACCGCACCGGCACGTAGAACTCGAACCCTGCCGTGATGACCGCCGCCGCCGCGGGCGCCGTGTTGAACGTGACGACTCCCGAGGCGCCAACCGTAAACGCGGTCGTGTTCACGCCGTTGATCGCGCACACCACGGTCCCCGATCGCGGCAGCGTGATCGCTCGCGAGTAGGGGTCGTCGCCCGTCGCGTCGTACAGCTTCTGCAGCTGGAACGCCTGCGTCGATGCGTCGCCGACACCGATCACCTGGTCGACGTCGGTCGGCGCGGAGATCCCGTCGAGGGCGCTCGAGTAGTCCGAGAAGTCGGTGATCTTGAAGCTGTGCTTGGCACCGCGGCGGCCGAGGGCAAACGTCTTGAGTGCCTTCGCCTCGTCCTCGTCCTGCAACTGCTTGACGAGACGGAACCGGTGACGGCCCTGCGCCTGCCGCGCGGTCCGATACTCGTGGCCGCTCGATGTCTCGCTGATCAGCGTGCCGAAACCGGGGCCTGCCAGGCTGGTGTACTGGAACCCCTGCGGCAGTTCGATGTTGTGGAAGGCCATGGGCTACGGGACAGTCCTGGTGGACCCGCCCGGGTTGGGGGCGTTCTGTGCGACCTGCGTCTGCGTCGCCCCGGCGGCTGCGCTGAACAGGGCGCCGAACGCCTGCCGCGACGCGGCGCGGGCGAGGTCGCTGATGAGTGCGGCGATCGCCTGCCGAGCCGTCTGCGCGCCGCTCGCCACGTTGAAGAAGGCGTCGCCGATGGTCTCGCCGAACTGGCGGCCCTTCTCCTGCAGCCTGTCCATCTCCTCGTTCGCGCGCTCGAGCGCCAGGGCTTGACGCTCGCCCTCGACGCGCTGCCGATCGGCGTCGGAGATGAAGACGCCTTGCCCGGTGCGGTCGGGAGCGGCGCCGAGTAGGCCAGGGCCGTAGTCGATGAAGTTGGTCCCCGGGCGGCTGACGTACGGGTTGTCGAATGCGTCGGTGCCGGCCAGGTTGACCGACGACCCGGCGAGCGGGGATCGCGACAGCGAGCGATAGAAGTTGCGGTAGAGGGCCTGGATCTGCTCCGGCGACGCCTGGATTCCAGCGAAGGCTCGCGACGGCGCATAGACCGTCGGCTGACCAGTGAACTTGGTGCCGGCGATGAATGACCCGGTCTGAACGTACCGGAGCGCGTCCTCGTTCCCGACACCGGCGAGGCCGCGCACCAGGTCGAGGTTGCTGACCCCGAGAGCGCCGGCGAGTTGCTGGACGCTCGCGGGCTGCGGGTTGGCGCGCTGCGCCGAGACCGCCTTCAGCAGCGCGTCCAGTTGCGCCTGCCTCGGCCCGGAGGTCGACAGGCCCAGGAACGCCGCGGCCTGCTCGTCGATACGCGACTTGTTGAGGCTCGTAGCCAGGTCGTCCCACGACTGCGCGGCAGCCTTCGTCGACGACCCGAACGACGCCATGAGAGTGGCAGCGGTCGAGATCACGGTGCCGATCACCAGCAGCGGGTGGGACTTGATGACGTTCGCCAACGTCCCCATGACCGTCGCGGTGCCACCGGTCGCTACGCGCAGCGAGTTGAAGTCGTGCGCCAGCCGGGAGACGTCCAGCAGCGCCGTGCTGGCCGCGAACCCGGCCGCGGCGACGCTACCCTGCTGGAACGCGGCGGCCGTCGAGGCGACGCCACGCGCCACGCTGAGGCCGCTCGAGGTCGCGGTGAACGCGGTGTTGATCTGCGTCCCGGCGAGCCCGACCGACTTCTCAGTCGCGCCGGCGGCGGCCGTGACCTTCCGGAGTGCGTCCTCGGCCTCCCGGGCGCCCTGCGTCGCCTTCCTCGCGTCGATCGCCAGTTCCAGGGTCGGCATCAGGCTCCCCCTCGCCGCGCTTCTTCCGGTTCATCTCGACCAGGAACGCCTCGTCCATGGCCAGCAGCAGCCGGCACCAGCGAAGTCGCTGCGCCCCGTCGATCGCGTGGTCCTCGCAGTAGCGGGAGCAGTCCGACCATGCGATTCCGCTCGCGGCCATGCCAACCGGGCGACTGCTCGACAGCGTGCTCCATGCTTCCCAAACTGGTATCAGATCCTCGAAGAGTTCCGGCTTGCCCGCGAACACCTGCAGCGGCTTGCGCCCCCGCTTCCGACGCCACTCGGCGTTCCTGCGCAGATAGCCTTCGCTGCCCCCGTGGCGCAGGTTCCACCGGAGGCAGGCCGTCAGTTTCCCTTGGCCTGCTCCTCCTCCCGTGCGGCGGCAGCAGCGTTCACGCCGGCGGCCCGCAGGACGAACTGGCGAACCGTGCGCCACGCGCGCTGCGACAGGAGGTCAGCCGCCAGATCCTCGGACCACGGCTTCGCCTCGCCGCCGAACGTCAGGTTGGCCCAGCCGCGGAGCACCTTGCGCGCGATGGCGCGACCCTCGATGCCAGCCGTGATCTCCTCGCGCTGCGTGTCGGAGAGCTTCTTGTCGCGCAGCTGCACCAGGAACGGCTCGCGCTCCTCATCCAGTACGCGCTGGAAGCCGATCCCGATCGGCACGATCAGCATGGCCGGGACATCGCCGGGGGCGCCGGGCAGCGGATCACCGCCCATGTCGCCCGTCAGGCTGTCGATGGAGATGGACCACCAGGAGCCCTCGTCGAGCTTCCTGGCGTCGAGTTTCACGGCGGTCAGGTCGAGCATGCGTCAGTCCCAGCGCTGCAGGCGAGCCGTGCAGAGTTCGGTCGGGTCGAGGATTGCGGTGGCCGCGATGTCGAGCTGGTCGTCCTGGTTCGGGCCAGTCGTGTCCGCGCCCGCGTCGCTGAACTTGATATGCGGCAGCGACAGCGACCACCCGCGGTCGTTCGGGTCGGTCAGGATCGTCCACAGGTCCGTTGCGGTGTTGTCCTCGTAGGACGAGATGTCGGTCAGGTCCTCGAGGTAGGACGTGATGCGCCCGCTGGCTGAGAACTGGCCCCAACGCATCGACTGGGCGCCGAAGGTGCCGATCTGCGTGCGCGGCGAGACGTTGTTCGCCGCGGTCATCGCGATCGTCTTGGCCGCGTAGGACACGCCGCCGCGCCGCACCTCAGGGACGCCGATGCAGTCGAGCACCGGTCGCACGTTTGGATCGGTGTAGCTGTTCGCGCTGCCGAACTCGTCCGTCGTGCCGTTGTTCGTCGGGTAGCGCGTGCTCCCGGCGGCCTGGATCGTGAAGTTGCACGTCGTGATCGCGCCGTCCGACACGTTGAACTCCATCGCGTCGATGACGCAGCCGGTGAACACCTGCGCGGTCTGCAGGTCGAGGCGCGCAACCTCGATCATGAAGGTCCGTTCGGCCGTCCCGTTCTTGAGGCGCGCGCCGCGCGTGACCGTCACGTTGCTGGCCGACCCGGTGAAGTTGCTGTCGGCCTCGACGGTCATCGTCAGCGCATCGACGGTCAGCACCTTGAAGAAGCCGTTGTCCCCCGCCGGCGTCGCGCCGCTCGTCTTGATGACGTCTCCGATCTCGATCGACGTGGTGAAGTCGCCCGACGCCTGCGTGATCGTCTTGGACCCTGCCGAGGTCGAGCAGCCGGAGTAGGTGCCGGCTGCTGTGTAGCTCGCCTGGCACATGACCGCCGCCATCATCAGGTCGAGCCCTTCGCCCGAGACGCTGTGCCGCAGTTCCATCGGCAGGCCGCCGCTGGCCGCCTTCTGCAGCCGGATCAGGTCTTGCACGTTGCGATCGTTCCGGATCGTGCGCGACTGCTGGTAGCCGATGCGGGGCCGTAGGCTCTGCCCGGTGGTCTCCAGCACCAGCCAGTCGAGGGGGCTCGGGGCGACGCCGAAGGACGACTCCTCGGCGATCGAGACGCGAATGCGGTCTGCGTTGCTCATGTTGCTATGCCTCCACCACGTCGGCGCGGAACGGGATGCGCACCGTCCGCCGACACCATGCCTCGTCGCGGTCAGCCGTCCCGATGACGCCCGGCGACGGCGCGAACGTCAGCATCGGGTCCGCCAGCGCGACGCCGCGGAACGCCGCGACAACGCTGTCGGCGAGCGCATTGACCTGCGCATCGCCCTTGGCGATCGGACTGAACAGGTGCGCGGTCGCAGACCCGAAGGTGCGGAACCGACGCGACCCCATGCTGACCTGCTGCGTGTCGTCGACCTGGATCGAGAACCGACACCAGAGCGGCGTCTGCGCCGGCGGCTCCGGGGCGTTGTCGTAGACGACGCGGAGGCTGTTCGGGGTCGCGACCTCGGTGTCAAACCGCTCGCGGATCGCCTGCAGGATCGCGGCCTGGCTCATGCGACCCTCGCGTACTTCTGCGAGATGAGCCGGACCGCCTGCGCGACCATGCCGGTCGGCGCCTGCTTCGACCAGCCGTTCTCCAACGCGTCCATGTATGGCAGCGGGTTGCTGATCCACATGAGCGACGGTCGAGCGATGCGGCCGATGGTGGCGTAGCCTTCGCCGATGGCGAGTTGGCCCTGCGGGTCGACGCCGTCCCGCACGGAGCGCGCCGGCACGTCGAAGGTGACCTGCCAGTTGCGTCGGGCCTGACCGCCGACGTAGCCCTTCGGCAGCGGCGGCAGCCCCTTGGCGGCGCGGTCCTGGTTGCGCCGCCACCGCGTGTGATTGCCGACCGGCGTCGCCTGCACGATCAGCGTCAGCGCCTCGGCGACCATGAGCTTCTGCGTCTCGACGGCCTTCTCGGGGACGTCGTGGGAGAGCCACCGCTCGATCTCCAGCCGGAACTGCCGCGAGTCAGCCACTGGCACCGACCTCCCCGCAGTCGAGCCTGTAGCCCGTGACGCCGCCCTGGACGTAGTTCGCGGTCAGGTCGTAGACGACCCAGGTCCGACCGTTCACGACGAGCTCGAAGCCGAGGGCCGGCTCGAGCGTCAGGCTCTTGGCCGGCAAGTAGAACGTCGCGCTGACGCGGCTGTCGGCGCCCGTCGCGGCGTAGCGGTGCGAGTCGTCCGCCGGCCCGTCCACGATGACCGCCTCCGTGACCGGCGTTCCGGAGACCGTGCCGTCGGTGCTGTAGACGTTGGCCGGCTGGCGCAGCGTCGCCAGCGTTCCGAACTTCGCGGCGAGGCGGGCCTCCATGTCGCGGAACCGCTCGAGGAGGGTCGTCACGCGATCGCCCCCGCCCAGGCGCCGCCGGCTGCGACCAGCCCCGCGTTGCGCAGCATCCGGTCGAGCGCCGGGAAGCGCGTCGACGGCTCGAGCCCGCCCTTGTAGGTGCGGGACTCGCTGGCGCCGCTGGCGGAGCTGTTCGACTCGCTGGTGACGACGGCGCCGTCCTCGGTCTCGGGCAGCAGGTCGTAGCCCTGCAGGTGGAGCAGCGCCGCGCGGGCGACCCACCGCTCGAGCGCGGCCGGGATGTCGTCCGAGGCGACGTCGTCGCCGTCCCGGTCGACCACGTAGTCGCGCGGCCAGTCGAGCGCCTGGTCCTCCGTCGCGCGCGCCCCGGACCACATGCTGCCGTAGCGGTCGTCGGCGGCCCGCGTCGCGACGCGCAGCGCCGCCTGCTTCTGCTCGTCGGTCGCGTCGGCCCACGCCGACGGGTTGCCGTAGTCGACGTGGTATTGATCCGCGAACTCGACCGTCGCATACGAGTTCGCGCCCGCCAGGCCGCTTCCGGTTTCGACGACGAAGGTGGCAGCCTGCGGGACGACGTCATCGTCCCCACCCTCGACGCTGTAGTTCGCGATCACGTCGGCGGCGAACGCTTCACCGAACCGCATCGCCGCTTCTCCGCCATAGTGCGAGTAGTCGGGCCGCTGGAACTCGAACTCGACCCCGGTGTTCTCGAGGACGCCGATGTTCTCGCGCAGCGTCGGCAGCGTGTCCTTGATCCAGTCGCGGAACTGGTCTCGGAGAGCAGTGTTGTGCAGCGTCGAGCCGTAGCCCTCAGGCACCGTGCCGGCGCGCGGCGCGGGCTGCACGAACAGGAATCGGATCGGGTTGCCGCCGACTCGCGTGGCGAAGCCGTCGCGGAACCTGTCGATGAACGTCGGCAACTTCGTCTTGTACGCCTCGAAGCAGTCGTCGCCCCACATGTCGTTGTCCGACAGGTCGCAGACGACCTCGAGCGTGTCGACGCTGCGCCCGAGGTCGCGAACTGCGCACTGTTTGAACACAGCGAACCGAGAGATGATGTCGTCGACGTAGATCTCGATCGCGTCCGGGGCACCGTAGGCCACCGCCTCGATGACGGTCGCCATCGAACCCTTGGCGAACTTGAACACCGCGGCGCCGCCGGCGAACTCGTCGCGAATCAGCGCTCGCAGCAGCGACCCCTCGGCACCAACATTCGCCGTGATGCTCCCGTAGGTCGACGAGTTGATCCCTGGCTGCCATTGTTCGACAGCTTCTGTGACGTCGTTCCAGATGTAGCCATACGGCATCGCCATGCCGCTCTCGCCGAGGAACGACCGCTGCACCGTCGACGTGTAGACCGATGCGTCGACGCCGGGGATGACCATCTCCGAGTTGCCGAGCATGACCACGGTCGGCAGCGGACCCGTTCCGGGGGTCGTGCCTACGGCGGCGTAGTAGTTCTGGACGAGCTGATGCGCGGCCAGTCCCTGCGCCATGTAGCTCGGGACGGTGTAGTACTTCTTCAGCGAGCTCTCGGCCTTGTCGCCTTGCAGCGCGGTGCCGAAGTCGCTGGTCTCCATGTCGAGGATGCGGACGCCTGCGTTCTGCTGGGAGAGC